AGGCGCTTTAGCTGGGTCCCCGTCTCGTCCTTGACCTTGACGGTGGCCGTATCGCCCCGTTCAACAACCAGTTGCACCCCGCCCCCGCCATTGACGACGATCCCTATGGCGGCGTCACCCGCGGTCGAACTTTTTGTCGACGACACAAGGGCCGCATCCACATATGACGCTTGTGCGTCTTTAAAGGCGGTCACTTGACCGTCTATTGCCCCTCCAGATGTCGTGTACGAGCGCTTAAACAAGTCGGACTCGATCACCCAAGTCGTGTTCCCTGCATCACGGCGTTTCATGAGCAGGTTCGCTGTATCGGCCCATCGCATGTAGGGAAACGGAGCCGCCGGCGCTGCGACCCCGGCGAAATCGACGGCGAGCTGTCGCGTGAACGCAAAGCCCGTGCGCAGATAGTCATCCAGGTTCGGGCCCACCGTCTCGTTGCCCGTGGGGCTATTCGCTGCGGGGTTCGGGCTCAGATCCCCAACGTTTGAAGGTACAGGCATGTCGTCACCAATAAAAATGCCGCCTCGCGGCGGCGGTTTGATCGTAGAATTTGCGGATGAATTTCGATCCGATCCTATTGGGGTATCTGGCGGCGGCCGTCATCCTAGGGGCCATAGACGCCTGGCGCCGAAAGTAGGCCGCCCGCCGCCGCCGCGCCCGGCAGCAGAAACGGCGCGCTGACGCTCCCCTGGCGTCTCATTTCCTCAGCAAGCAACCCCGGCAGCACGTTCTGCGCGCCGCGCTGGCGCATTGATATCTCGATGTTGCGCAGCGGGGTCAGCAGCGCCGATTCCCCGAGCGGGATCTTCCCCAGCACGCCCTTCAGGAAGTCATAGCCGCGGCCTGCCAGCAGCGCCCCGGAATTGCTGTTGTTCACAGCCGACCCGACCGGCTGGGCTTGCATATAGCTGCCCACGCGGCCCACGGCCCGAAGCTGCGCGATTTCCGCCGGGCTGAAGAACTGGCCCAATTTGCGGTTGCCGATGGCATTGAGGGCCTTGTTGTAGGCAGCCGAACTGAATTTGCCGACCTCGTCCGCTGCGCCATTCAGCGCCTTGCCCTTCAGATAGTCGACCAGGTGATCGCGAACCGCGCCGACCGCCTGCTGGTTGTCGCCCAGCCCTCGGCGCAGAGCCGCCACATCAGCCGCCGTGGCGCCCTTCCCCAGGATAAAACGATTCACGAACTGATCGGGCGTTGCAGTCCCTTCGAACACTGCGCGCAGCGCTGGGCTCGCCTCGACGTTCTGCATCATCGCCCGATTGGCCGCGCGCGCCTGGTTGAATGCCGCGATGGCCTCTTCGCCGAGCTGCGGCGTGCCGGCGGCGGCCGGCAGGTTGCCGGGGTTGACCGCGCGCGCGCCGGCAGCGCCTGTCTGCTGCCCCAGGCCAAGCACGGGCGTGCGGTCCAGTTCGTTGCGCACCACGCCCAGGGCCATACGAACCTGGCCATCGGAGGATGCCCGCTGCAGGTTGCCCATGGCCGTCTTCAGCTGCTCAGCGTAGTCGACCGTGAACGGCACTTCACCGCGGGCGATCCGATTGAGGTGGTTGCGCACGTCCGCCGGCAGCGCGCCGCCCAGCAGCCGGTCGTCCAGGGCCTGCGCGGTGCGGGAGGTGAACGAGGCCCCATCCAGTGGGAAGCTGCGGCCAGCGCTATCCCGAGCATTCGAATACAAGGCGCTGACGTTGCTGCGCTGGGCGTCCAGGTTGTGCGTCAGCGCGCCAATCGCGGCCTCCCCCGCATCGATCGCTTCCGGCGCACGTGCGGCGCCCGCCTCGTTCAGGCGACTGATGAGAGTGGCGTTGTTCTCGTTTTGCATGCGCGGCAGGCCCGCCAGCTGATCGTCGGCGCTGTTCGCGGCGATCTTGGCCAGGTTCTGCTCGCGCGTCAGTTGCACGGGGTCCAACGTGATCGACCCGCGCGTCGGCGTCGCACCCACGGCTCGGAAATCAGCCAGGCGGCGCACCGCATCCGGGCGTAGTTCGCGGCCGGTGCGCAGCGCGGCTTCCATTTCCGCGCGCAGGCCGCGGGCGACGTTCGCCGGGATCGTGGACAGATCGATGCCAGCCTCATCCATGAGGCGATTGAAACGGATATCGAGGTCCGCCGGCCGGGACGCCATACGCGTTGCGGCGGTGCGCGCGGTGTTGGCCAAGCTGCTGCCGGCCATGACCGCGCCGCCGCCCAGTAGGCCGCCGGCCAGCGAGGCGCCGAACTGCCCAAGCGCGCCGGCGCCGTTTTCGCGCGCCATGCCGCCCAGTGTGCCCGCGCCGGCAGCAGATCCCAGCTGAACGCCAGGATTTGCCGCAAGGCCGGCCATGACGCTCTGCCCGAGGCCGGTAGTGCTGGCGGTCGGCAACAGGCCGCCAGCCGCCGCGGCGCCGCCGCTCGCGGCTCCGAGGGCACCCATCATGCCACCGCCGCCAGCCATCAACCTGGCCGCATCGCCGACGATCCGCTCCTGCCGGGTCTCCGGTGCAGGCAGGCCCAGCGTGTCCGCCAGCGAGCTCATCGTGCTGCCCGATGGCGCAGCAGGAGGCAGGCCCAGCATGCCCGCCGCCGGGTTCACCACGTACTGGCGCAGCGGCTCGGTCACCAGTTGCGACGCCTGGCCAAGCCCTTCCAGGCCATACCGGGCGGTCAGGCCGAGTTGCCGCGCCCATTCGGACGGCGAGCCGATGCCGTCGAAGAATCCCTTTTTCTCAGGCCCGGGCGTCGGCGCAGCCGTTCCGCCCATTTCCACCCGCAACACCCCATCAGGGCCGCGGCTCGTCGACGTGTTGCCAGGCGCGGCCTCTTGTGCGCGCTGCTGCTCCTGCGCGGGCGCGGCCGGCGCCGCGAACTGCTGGTTCAGCTGCTCCCAGGGGTCCGCTTCCTGGCGCGCCGGGGCTGCGCTCTGCTGGGCAAACTGGCGGTTCAGCTCGTCCCAGGGATCATTTTCTTGTGCCATGCCTGCCCTCACCTTCTGGATGTAGCCCCTGGTTTCGTCCGGAGCATTCTCGATTCCCTTGCGCTGCAGGTTCCCGATGCCCCAGTTGTAAGCCGCCAGCGCGCTGTCCAGGCCGCCAGTCTGGTCGATCATGTCGCGGTACATCCTGGCCGCACCAGTGGCCGCCTGCCGCAGGTCGTTCGGATCGGCAACGCCATACTGCGCGGCGGTCGGGTCCATGAAGCCGAAATGCCCCTTTGCGCCCTTCGGCGAGAGCATGTTCTGGCCGCGGCTCGATTCGGCGGCCCAGACGCTATCCAGCAGGCCTGCCGGCAGCCGGTATTGCTCTTCGAGCGAGGCGAACAGGGGTTGGGCCATTACCGGCGCTCCTGCGGGCGGTACGGGGCCAGGATGGGGTCGTTCCATATCGATCCCTGAATCTTCCGCCACTCCCGGTCAACCCGAGCCAGGTCGCCAGAGCGTTGCGCCAACGGTAGCGCCGCCTCGTAATACTGGGCCTTGCGCATGCGCTGGTTGGCCTGCGCCTGGGCGAAATCCACGATGAACTGGTTGGCCGCCGGCGTGTTGGACAGCCGCGCGAACGTCTGGCCGGCGCGCTGAGCGTCGCCTTCGGTTTGCGGCCCCTTCTGCAGCATCAGCGCGTTCTGCAGCCGATCCATGGCCACCGATTGGAAGCGCTGCGCGTCAGTGGCGTACTGCTGGACCGCCTCCGGCGCGATTCCCAGGCTGGTCAGCATGTTCGCCGCGGCCGCCTTCGTCTCCGTGCCCCAACCAGTTTCCAGCGGGATGGAGCGGAACGCCGCGAGGCTGCTGGATAGGTCCGATGCCGCCTTGCCGTCATCCAGCGCCGGCCGGTAGCTGTTCGTCAGCCAGTCGTTGTTGATGCTCTTCGCGGCGTCCTGCGCGACCGGCCCGGGGTTGTAGCCGAGACCGCCCGCGCGGCCGGGCTGCCCACCCCCGGCCGCCGCCGGGGCCGGCCCGGCGAGTGCTTGCGCCAGCGCGGCGCGCGGCATGGAAATGGTGCCGCCGCGGCCGTCCGGGACCTGCACGATGTCCAGTTGCGCACCGGTCAGCTGCTGATCGCGATTCTGCGCGATGTTGTACGGCATCTGCGCCGCGGCGATTGCGCCAGCCCGTGCGCCTTCTGCGCCGGCGTTCGCCGCGCTGTAGCCGGGAATCGGCAGCACCGAAGGCGAGCCGTCCGGCCCGTAGATGACCTGCATACCCTCGGACACCTTCGGCACAAACTCCATCGCGCCGGTCATCGGGTTGCGGTAGGTGGCGCCAGCCTCGCGCTTCGCCCCTTCGTTCGCATACTTGAGCTGGTCCAACAGGTCCGGGCCGCCCATGGCCTTGAGCATCGTCACATCTTGCCGGCTGCGGGGGACCGCGCCCGGGGCGCCGGCACCGGGCGATCCGCCCGCCGGGCTTCCCGGGGCGCCGCCAACGCGCGCGCCCCGCAGCGACTGAATGCCCTTCTGCTTCGCCGCGTCCTGCTCCAGCTTGCCGATCTGCGCCTGGCGGTAGGCGTTCTGCAGTTCGAAGTCGCGCGCGTTCTGCATGCTCTGCGCGGCACCCATCATGCCGGACGCCATGGCCGGCCCGAAGGCGCCATAGTTGCCATTCGCGCCTGCGAGCAGGCCCGCGCCCATGCCAAGCAGCCCCATATTCAACGGATTGTTGCCGTCGTTCGCGTAGAGCGAGTCCAAAAGGCCAGCCATATCAGTACCCTCCCCGGAACAGATCGACCGCCGGCGTAAAGCCGAAGCCCCCGCCCTGCGGCGCGAACATCTGCCCCGCCTGCGGGGTCGCCACGGTCATCTGACCGCCCGCGCTCGCAGCCCCGCCGTTCAGTTGCTGCAATTGCTGATTCAGCGCGCTGAACGACCCGATGTCGCCGCCGTAGATCGCCCACTGCATCTGCTCATACAAGTTCTTGCGCTGCTGGTCGGGCGTCATCTGAGGGGCGGCCTGCGCCGCTTGCGGGTCCATATCGCCCATCACCCCGCCGAGAAGTCCGTTCATTGCAGGCCCCCTAGGATCTGGTCAAGCAAGCCGGATGTGCGGCTGATTTGTCGCGGCGCAATCTGGGGGGCAAGCTGCGAGAACAGACCGCGCGGGATGGCGCCACCGCCGCCACCGCCCATCATGGGCATCTGCTGGGGCGACGGCTGCTGTTGGCGTTGCTGCTGCCCGAGCATGTTCTGGCCCAACTGCATCGCGTCCATCGCCGAGAACGGGCTGGCCGCGGCCGCGGTGCCGCCCAGAGTCGCTGCGCTGGTGCCGCTGGCGCCCCTGCCCATCCCGGCCGTGCCCGTGCCGAGCCCCTGCATCAGCGGTGTTGCGTACGCGCCCATGGTGTTGAATGTGCCAGTGCCCAGGGCGCCCATACCGCCCGCGCCCAGCCCCGCACCGGCCCCGCCACCAGCGCCGCCGGCCGCGCCCGCGCCGCCGGCACCACCCATTCCTGCTGCACCAGCTAGCGCCGGAGCCGCGAACAAGCTGCCCATGGCGATGCCGACCGCGTCCCCTGGTTTGTCCCGGATCACGTCGCCCACGCGATCTACGACCGGAATGCGGCGCACGGGGTTGATGGTCTCGTCGACCCGATCGAACGGGGTCATGATCTTGGACCCCACCTTGTTCGTCAGCTCGGGGATCTTGTGGCTGGTCAGGTCGACCCATTTGTCGCCCAGCCCGCCCGGCAGCCATGCCAGCGGGTCGGTGTATTTCTGGATGGGCGCGCCGATCGCGCCGATGATCGATTCGTTGTTGCCGGAATCGAACAGTCCGTCTAGAAGTCCCATATCCGCCCCTTACCCGAACAGGCCGCCGAGCAGGCCAACGCCGCCACCAATCGCAGTACCCCAGGGGCCGAACATCGACCCCATGGCAGCCCCGCTCGCAGCCCCGCCGAGCGCACCCGCCGTCCGGTTGGTCTGGTTCGGGTTCGGCCCCACCTGAGTACGCGCGATGCCGCCGCCGGTGGCGCCCGTGATCCCATTCGCCAGAATCTCCAGCTGTCGATACGGCTGATCGGCGTACTGCTGCCAGCGGCTCAGCGCGTCGTTGAGCTGGCTCTGGTTGTAGTCGCGCTGGATATCGCCGACGCCCAGCAGCGCCTGGTAATCCTGGTAGTCCGAATTCGCGATACCCGGGGCCAGGCCGATAGCCTGCATCTGGCGCTGGCGCTCGGCGTTCCACAGCGAATCACCGCGGCCCAACTGTGACTCGACCAGTTGCGAATTGCGCGCCAGGTCCTGCGCCGACATCTGCCGCTGCATGTCGTAGTCCTGCATACGCATGTTGCTGCTGGCGTTCGAAAGCGCGTCGCCCAACGCGCGGTTTTGCATGTCCTGGGTTTCCTGCATCGCGGACCCGCCGAAGGCACCCGAGTTGCGGAACTGGGCCAGCGTCTGCGCACCCGTGCCGGCCGCGTAATTGCGCGCGATGTCGCCCTGCGTCTTCTGGATGGCCTGGTCCAGGTACGGATTCGCGCCCGCGTAGGCGTTCTTTTGGCCCACGTAGGGGTTCTCCAAGGCGCCCCGCATGTACTGGCCCTGGAGGGTCGACGTGATGCCCGATTCGGCCGCGTTGACGCCCGGAGAACCGTTCATGGCACGATCGCGGATCCCGCCCATCGCCGCCCAGTGATCAGGCGTCAGCCCGGCCGTCAGCTCGCCGCCGTACACGGGCATTGGCTGGCGCGACAGATCGCCCGACCGACCCATCAACTCCACGGCATACGGCTGGACGTACTTCGGCAGCTCCACCTTCGTAGAGGTCGTGCTGCTGCCCCCACCTTTGAACGCCGGCCGGCGGCGGCCAAAAGAAAAGCCCCGATCACCGGGGCCCTTGTCGGACGGGTCATAGAATCCGCCATCGTCGCGATATCGACTCATATGTCACACCTCACCACTTGATACGCCACATGGAACCCCAGGCGGCACCAGAGCCTGGCGACGGCCGGCGGACAATACCCCTGGATCTTGCTTGCGCCTCGCTCCTTGAGCCAGGCTTTCAATTCCGAAACGTCGCTCTCGCGCGCGAACAGCCGCCGGCCACCCGTGGCGATGAAGTTGGCGACGCGGCAATTCGGGTACTGGATGAATTCGATGGCGAGGGCCCCAACCAGCGCGTCGCCGTCCAGCACCAGGACCAGGTCGGCCTGGCGCGCGGTGATCAGCATGCGCAGTTGTGACAGATCCAGCTCGCCCTCGCCTTTGCTGAGCGCCGCGCCGAGCAGCGGCGCGACCTCCGGCCAGATCGCATCGAGGCGGGCCGGATCGAAATACGTGAGCCGTCGCATCAGTTCCCCGTAAGCACGCGTTGCTGGCGCCACACGCCGGGATTGCCATTCGCCACGCAGATCCAGCCCGTGATCACATACTTGCCACCGCCGGGCCCAGCCTCGACCGGCGCCACATTGCGGATCACGTCGCCCTGCTTGTAGTCCCCGGTCGTCGGCGGCGCGGCCAGCGCGTTGTACGCGGCGTCTACCCGGCCGTCGGCCATGTTGTTGACCTGGATGGCCATGCCCGACCAGAGGCGGGAAAGTGCGAAGGTCAGCTGCTGCAGGTAGCTCACGCCTTCCTTGGCGGCCGGCAGGTTGGCGTCCGATTGAATCTTCATCACCGCTCTCCGTCCGTCTGCAACCGCGGCTCGAAGCCGATCATTTCCAGATTGCCGGTGTAGGTCATCTGCGCGCGGTGAAAGCGCGCCGACCGCAGCACGTCGAACTTGCCATCCGCCAGCACAGAGGACACGCCATACTCCAAGGGCGTGCCGACGCCGCTATGGTGGAATGTCTGGCAGGCGCCAGTGGTCGGGTTCTGCGCAAACCGCACGCGCAGGCCCTGAAGCGTCGAGTACTGCCAGTCGTCCCCGAAATCGCCCGTCATGGCCATGGAGTCCTCGCCGTCGCCCGTCAAGGACATGACCTTGTGGTTGGTGTCCACGACTGCCGGCACCACAGAAGCAGCCAACCAGAATGGCGAGTCATACGGGATTGCCGGCAAGTCATCGTAGGTGGCGTACAGGTTGCCCAGCGTGTCGTAGGTGATCTGAGCGGAGGCGTAGTCGATGACCGCCTCAATTCGGCGGTTCGCCCGGCCCCATTGGTTGCGGCGGTAGTTGTAGACAATGGCGGAATCGGCCGAGCCGTCCACGCTGGAGTTGGACGGGTAGTACCAGATGACCAGGCCGCTGATCGGGTCATGCTGCCCGATCACGCGATACCGAAAGTTCTGGTTCAGATCGCGGAAGAACCACGATTTCACGGAATCACCAATGGCCTGCGGCCGCGTGCCGTCGAAGATATAGAAATTGTCCCAGCCGATAAACACGTGCGCCGTGCCGATCGACACCACGCACTCCTGATTCGTCGCGCCGATCTCCCCGGGCACCATCTGCCAGGCCCAGACTACCGGGGGCCCTTGGTAGCGGCCGATGTACATGGACCGCTCCTTGTAGGCGATCATGTCGCTGCCCAGCGCGCGCCCCGCGCGGATCTCGCCCGGAGAATCCAGCAGTCGGCCGGTGGCACATTGTGATGCGATCGAGGGCGTCCAGGCCGTGTGATCGTAGATACCCGAGCACCACCAGCGATCTGGACTGTCCCCATAGGTCGGATCGTCAGTGTTGAACGCGAATACAAAGCCCTGCGTCACCTCGATGATCTGGGCCTTGGGCGCGCCCGAAATGTCCGAAAACGCGCCGGAAACGCTCTGCTGTATCGGATCGGCGCTGTTGCTGGCCAGCGTAGCGTTGCCGAACTGCGCGAAGCGCCACCGGTCATCCGTGATCGTCGTGTAGCCGCCGGCTCGGGAAACGTCCACCCAGGCGAACGCCACGCGCTCATACAGCCGGCTATTCGTTCCCGCAAGGAGCCGCTTGGCATTGTCCAAGCGCGTCATGGCCGCTGCGCCATGCACCTTACTCGGAAGCGCAGGCAGCATGGCGTCTACAGCCCTTGGCGCCGCGCGCATGCCCTTCGTGCCAGGGATGAGCATCGAGCAATCCGTGATGACGCCCGGCGTCGTCGGGTCCAGGTCGGGAGCAAAGCCGATGAAGGGAATCACGACCGGATCTCCAGCGAACCGCCCGAGAATCGCGCATTGTCGCTCGACGCCTGCAGGTCACCCAGCGCAACCTGGAGCAAACCGCGCCACGTCTCTATGCGGGGATCGTTTTTCAGATACGGCTCAGCCTCAAGGAGCGAGCTATACAGGTAAATGTCCGGCCCGTCCGCCAAGAGCCAGTTTTGTGGCGCGGCGTCCGTCAGTGCCGGGATGCGCGCGTAATAGGTGTATGCCAGTTCCACGGTGGTGGCGATGCGCGACCCCACCACCAGGGTATTGCCGCGAATGGTGTAGAAATCGCCCTCGAAGCGGTTCATCCCCCCGCTGCGCTCCTGCATCTGGTCGCTGGTGACAAACCGCAGGGGCGTGCCGTCCACCTTCGGTTCACCGCGCAGTTCCAGCCAATCGCCCAGAATGGTCACCACGGGCTGGTAAATCGTCTGCGCCATGTTCCGTTCCATCTGGCGCACCCGCAGGTTGCGGTTCAGGCGCGCTTCGGCCAGGGTGATCAGGTCAGGCGCTACAGTGGCCAGATCGGTGCGGTTCAGCCAGCGCCCGATCGACGTCTGCAGCTCCGAATAGGTCGTGATGCTCATACCCGGCCCCCGTGGACACGGAAAGCGGCGTTCTCGGGGTCGTTCACGCACTCTCGCAGCAGCCGCACGTCCTGCATGACCGCGTCGAAGGTGACGCCGCGCTTCTGCGCCCAGGCGTTGACCACCACGATGGGAATCTCCGCCACATGCCGATCACCGTTCACAGCGTGCGTCTGCCCCGATGCGGCCAGGTCATGGGCGAAATCAACGATTTTCTCGACGTCGGCGACGGTCTGCAGCCCAACCTTGCCGTCTGCCTGATGGAAGATGGTCTGCGTGCCGCGCGAGGCGGAAAGAAGGTGTTTTTCCATAGAAAAGGCCCCCGGTTATTGGCCGGGGGCCTTCCGTCAGGGTGGGCTTAGGTCAGGTCGCGCACCGCGAAGTTGGACGCTTCGTTGTTGCACTTCAGCGTCCACTCGGTGTTGACCATCTTCTTGACGTTGTCGCCCGTCTTGGCCAGCTCGGTCGACTTGAACGGCCGCAGGGTCAGCACTTCCCAGCCCTTCGGATCGATGCCGAAGACATCGCGCGCGCGCTGGTAGCGGCTGTTCACGACCTTGTAGGTGCCGTAGTCGCCCTCGTACACCGCGATGGTCGCCGTCAGCTCCTTCTCGTTGATGGCGTACTGCTTCTGGGCGCCAGCGTTGAACGCGCTGAAGACAGGGCGCTGCGCCGCAGGCAGGAACAGCAGGGTAGGATTGCCGCCGCTGACCCAGGCCTTGGTGGCGGCCTCGACCAGCAGAACTTCGGTGAAGGCGCGCTGCGTGCCGTCCGTCGGCGCGGTGTTGGCCACGGGGTCCGGGTCCACGCCGTCACTGGCCTTGCTGGTGTTGGTCTTGATGTAGCCCAGCACCCCGCGCGACTGCGGCGCCGTGGCGGCGGCGGCAGCGATGGCGGTCGTGTTCTGCAGGGCAGCGAATTCGATGTCGCGCTTGAGCTCGACCATCTTCTTCACGTCCTGATAGGACACTTCCGACTTGCGGCCGGCCTTGTTGACGACTTCCTGGGTGCCCGTGACGGCGAAATTCTTTTCGGAAATCTGCGTGCGGTTGCCCAGGCGGATCGTCGGCGTGATCACCTGCGGGGTCGGCTCGTTGCCCTGCACGACCTTGTTGTTGGTCGCGGCTTCCAGGGCGTCCGTCTGCCATTCCTCGTAGACGGCGCTGGCCTTGCCCTTGCCGATGGACGAAACGAACGGGGTTTCTTCGGGCGAGATGTTGTAGATCGCGTCCGAAAGCGCTTCGCGGTTGCCGACCGCGTCGAAAGTGGCGAAAGAATTGGCGAGTTTTGCCATGATTACCTCACTTGTTGGCGGCGTTCATGAGCACGGCCATCGCCTCGATCGAGGGACTGGCGTTGAAGCTCTTGACCGCCTTTTGCACGGTGGTGGTAGGGACAGAACGGGTCTGCGGGGCCGGTTTCGGCGCCGCCTGCACCTTCTTGAGCGCCGCGGGCTTCTTCGCCTGCAATTCGCGGTACTTCATCGCGTCATGCAGCACCCGGATATGGCGCGGGTCGGTGATCGTCGACATTTCCTCGGGGGAAAAGCCGTACTCCCGCCCAGTCACGTTCAATTTCTGAACCAGTTCCTTGCCGAATCCCGGTATCGCGGCCGGCCCCGTGGAAAGTTCAGCCGCCGCTTGCTTTTGAGCCGCCAGGAAAGCCTGGTTCTGCTCGTGAGTGCGGGCCTGCTGGGCGTCCTGGAGACGGGCGGCCAACCCATCCCGCTGCTTGGTGGCCATCATCAGTTCGCTCACCGCGCTGCTGTAGCCGGTCGGGTCGTCGTAGCGGTTGATCTGGGCGATGTTCGCCTCCAACTGCTGGATGATCCGATGCTGCAATTGCAACGCGCCGATGTCCTGCGCGTACTGGTGAATCTGCTGGAACTGCTGCTGTACCCGCTCGTTGAACGAATCACGCTCACGCGACAATTCCTGTGTCTTGTGCGTGTAGTCCTGGTTGCGCATGTAGCCGGCCTTCAGCTCGGCCACCGGCGCAGAGAACTTTTCACCCGAGCCCGTTTCCCACTCGACTACCTGATCATCCGACAACTCCCCTGCGGGTTGGTCATCGGCACCGCCGTCAGGATCGCCCTGCGGGTCTTCATCCTGCTCGTCGCCGGGCTGGCCTGCGCTGTTCGCCTCCCCTTCGGGTTGGGCGGGATCGCCTTCCTGCAGCTCGGTGTCTTCCGGCTGCTCCCATTGCTCTGCAAGTTGCTCGATGGTGGTGGTTTCGTCCATTGCAAATACCTCGTGAGGTTTGACTCCGACAACAAAAAGGCCCGCTATTTGCGGGCCGATCGGTTGGTCTTTCTACGGGCCGCCATCAAAGGCTGGCGGCTTGCCCAAGAAATCATTCGTGCTGCGTCCCGTCGCTGTACGTCGCCAGCGCGTCGCCCGCGGCCAGGCGGATACCGCCATACCGGCCGGCGTGCACGCGCTCGTCGGCGTCGGGGTGGCTGATCAGGGTGACGACGATGCCCAGCGCCATGGCGGCGTCCTCGTGCCGCGTGATGAATGCGCCCAGCGGCTCGGCCGGCACGGGCGCGGCAGGCGGCGCCGCAGGCGGCTCGAGGGGCGGCACCGGCTCAGTCGGCGCAACCGGGGGCTGCTGCACGTCCTGCGGCGCCATGGCGGCGTCCTCGGGCGGCGTCAGCGCCGGCGCCTGGGTCTGGTCTTGCGGCTCGGGGGCCGGGGTCGGTTTCTTAGCCACGGATGAACTCCTTTGCACGGGCCAAGGCGCTCCTGCGCTCTTCCTCGGCCTTCAGGTTGGCGGAAACCAGCGCGCCGGTCTCCATGTGGGTCTTCAACGCCAGCTCGAACTTCTCGGCAACCTTGAAGAAGCGGAAAAGGTGCTCGCGACCCTCGGTGTCGCGCGCGGGCGACGCCTGCCAGGCGGCCAGAAGCTCCCCACGTATCGCCGCCAGGGCTTCGGCCACCAACGGATCTTCGAGGATCAGCCGCGCGCGCTCGGCGCGGGCCAGGTCAATACTGTCCTTGGTGTCCATACCCGGGGCTCATGATGGGCTGCAGCGTGCTGCGCAGCTCCTGACGGTCCTTGCGCTCCTGCTCGTCGGCAGCCGTGGCGGCCTTGACCAGGGAATCGCGGTTCTTAATGTCCAGTTCGGCCTGCTTCTGCTGCAGCTCCACCATCTTGATCTGCAGTTCGACCTGCTTGATTTGCAGGTCCATCTGCTTGCCGGCCAGCTGGCCCTGCTGTTTGACCTGCTCCGTCTCGACCTGGGCCTTGGCCAGGACTTCCTCCGGCGACGGCGGCGGAGGATCTTTCGGCGGGGCGCTCTTCGGGTCCGTGAAATACAGCTCGGCACCCTTGATGCCCATGGCCTTCATCAGCTGCTGCAGCGAGTTGTAGACGTTCGTCTCGTCCGCCAGACTGGATCCCGCTTGGATCGCCTGCTGCTGCATGGCGATCACCTGCTGCCACATCGTGACCTGCTCGGTCTTGTCGCCCGTGCCCAGCCCAACGTTGATGGTCACGTCCATCTCGTGGGACCACTCGCGCGGGTCGAAGGCCACGAACTTGTTGCGCAGGCGCACCACCGCGGCCTTGTCCTGGTATTGGCACACCAGGCGCAGCACCAGGCGATACAGGTCCTTGACGCCCGTCTCGGCGAAGATGCGGGCGATCATCAGCATGCGCTTGTCGCCCTTGCCCATGATCTTGGTCACGCCCGTGGCGGTCTTGTTCAGGCTGTCGGCGTCCAGGCCTTGGTTGTAGCGGGTGACGCCCGTGCGCGCCTCGCGGCGGCTGTCCATGAACTCGATGCCCTGCAGCGCCTCGCCCGAGACGTTCGTCGTCTGGAGCGGGCCGGCGGCCTGGGCAGTCTTCATGCGCACCACGCCGCCGATGCGGTTGGACAGCAGATCGTCCAGATTCACCTGGCCATCGATCGCGTAGGTGCGCGGGTTGTTCGCCAGGTAGAGGGAATCCAGGTATTGGCGCTGGAGCGCGGTGTTCGTGGTCTGGATCGGCGCGACCGGGTCGGCCAGCGCCATGCCGTAGACGGAATGCGGGATGGGAATGGGAGTCAGCAGGCAGTAGTCCGGGCCGTCGTCCGCCTCGACGTTCTTGAGCGTCTTGTTGCCGCCGCGCAGCACGTAGCGCCATTCCGCGATGCCGTCGCCGTCGAAATCGGCCTTGATGTAGCCGCAGAACAGGACGACTTCCTCGGTCGACTTGTCGACGCTCTCGGGCTCGCCCAGGCGCCAGGTGCTCGATTCATGCTCGGCGCGCTCCTTGAGCGAGTCGCCCGTCTCCAGCACGCGGTAGTCGTAGTCCTGGACCTTGTAGGCGTCGGCGCGGTCGATGCCCATCTCGACCAGGTCGGAACGGGTGAACGGCCGGATCTCGCCCTGCAGGATGGCGTCCGCCTGCTTGGTGGCGCGCTTGGAGATGATGAAGGTTTCCGGCCGCACGCCGTCGATGCACACCTTGCCGGCCGGGCGCGTCACCCGGATCTCGACGTCGTACAGCATCTTCGGCGGCTGCTCCAGCATCTGCTGGACCTGCTGCGCCTGCTCCGGCGGCATGGCTTGCAGCTGCTGCATGGCCTCCTTCCGCTGGGCTTCGTCCGCCGGGTCCGGGCGGCCTTCCTGGGCGACAATTTCGACGCCCTCGGCATCCAGCAGCATCGTCAGCTGCTCTTCCGTCAGGCCGTGGTAGCGCTCTTTCTTGACCGAGTCGGCGGCGTTCCAGTAGGCCCGGACGATCCCCAGCTTGGCCAGCAGCGCGTCCTTGAACCAGGTGTTGAACACCAGGAAGCCGGGATTCTGCTTGCGGACCAGGTGGTTGATGTAGTCGGTAGCCTGCATGGCCGCCGCCTCATCCTCTGGCCCGGTCGGCTCGAACTCGCCGATGTTGTCGCCGGCCAGGAAAATTTCGAGCAGGTCCGGCAGCACTGATTCGATGGTTTCGAATACGTCCCAGGATACGACCTGCGAGCGGCCCTCGACCTCGTTGCCCAGCGGCAGGCCGAGGTAGTACTGGTAATTGCGCTCGCGCTCGCCGCGAATAGCCGAGTCCTGCCAGAAAACGGACTGCTGCACCTCGTTGTCAACGAGGCCGTCGAAGGTCTCGTCGTCCATCTTCTCGATCTTGTCCATCAGGCCAGGCCCAGGTTCGGATAGTTGAGGGCGCCGCCCCAAGTTTCATTGGTCATCTGGTCGGCATTGATCGCGATGTAGCGCAGGTTGTCGGCGCCATGGCTGAATTCGTCGTGTAACGGCGCGCCCGGCTCGTTGGTCTGTTGGTTGACGCTGCGGCGGTAGCGCTTGGCGCACTGGACGATGCGCGCTGACTTCGTCTTGTCGAAGTACATGCGGGGGAACGCCATGCGCGCGGTGCGAATGCCGTCCTCGACCGACATGCTGGGCGTGATCGCGACGGTCCAGCCCAGCGCCTCCATGATTTCCTGGCTGCTCTTGCCGGTCTTGAAGTCCTTGTTGCGCCCGTCGTGCGGCAGGAACATGGTTCCCCAGTTCAGGTTGCGCTTGCGCAGCTCTGCCGAGTACCAGTCCAGCGTCTTGTGGCTGTCTTCCAGCGTCTCGATGACGCGCAGATCGGACAGGCCGCGCTGGACGAGGGAGACGAACATCGCGTCATTCCAGCCCAGGTCGACGATCACATGCACTTTCAGCATGGGGTCATAGGGCACGTTGGTAATGCGGCCCTGCTCCTGCGCCGCGGCCATCTCGTCGTAGTAGATGGCGCCGGCCACCGCCGGCAAGCACTTCCCTTCCCAGATCTGGGGGTAGCCCTTCGGATCGCGGCGAAGGCAATCGATCCGTTCCTGCTCCAGCACGTCCGGGAACCAGGGGTTGTCCGAATAGTTGATCTGGATCACGACGGCATTGGCCGGCGGATCCAGCACGAAGCGGCTGTAGGTTTCGTCCGACTCCAGCTCGGGGTTGAGCGAAATCCAGATCTCCGAACCTTCCTTCCGGATGGTCGGGATCAGGATGTCCCATGAGCGCTTGCTGACCTTATGCGCCTCTTCCACCCAGACGACGTCCACGCCCTCGTAGGACTTGATGGACTCGACGGTATGGTCGGCCAGGCCAGCGAACAGGAATTCCGTGCCGTTGGCGCCCCGGATCTCGTTGTTCTGGATCTGGTAGAACCAGCCCAGGCCGATGGCCTCGATCTGGTCCGACAGCAGCTTGTGGACGGAATCCTTGATCGACTTCTGCACTTCGCGCGTGCACAGGATGCGCAGCTTGCGCTGGGCGCCGAGAGCCAGCAGCGCGCGGGCGAACGACCAGGACTTCGCCGAGCCGCGCCCGCCGTGGGCGACCTTGTACCGCGCTGGCTCGAAAAGGCATTGCAGCTTTTCGGGAAACTCCAGCTCGGGAAGGTCGCGGGCGCCCATGTCACTCTCCGGGGCGGCGGAAGGCAATCCGCAGCGCCATGTTGATGGGCTTGTCCGGGTCGCCAGAGCCCTCGATGGGCTGGACGGACTTGCCATAGGCACGATCGAGCAGTTCCTTGGCAGCGGCCACGCGCGAGGCTGATGGCTGCTTTGCTCCCTGCATGATCTTCACCAGCGTGGCGATCGCGTCGGGGCCGTGCTGCTGAGCCAGCGCCTTGATCTCGGCGGTTGCCTTGTTCGGGACGCCCTTGGGACGACCACCGCCGCGCCGGAGATTTCCGGTATTCCCCGGTACTTTTCCGGGCGCGGACGCAACTCCCCCCCCAGCTGCGGGAGGATTCGCGCCGCTAGGTTTTGTCGACATGGCTCTTCAAGTAAAAAGCCCCCGCCTCTGGGACCACCAGAGAACGAGCGCTGCAATGAAAAACGCCCGCCAACCTCTCGGTTGCGGGCGCACTTTTCCAGACTTGGCGCAATGCTACTGCCGAATTTCGCGATGTGCAAGCCCGTGTGTGATGCCGTGGGGTAGATCGGCCTCTTCCAGCAAACCCGCGTCGACGCATCCGGCCGCCAGCCTGTCGCGGGCATCCTCCCAGAATTCGGCCATCTGCTCCGGCGTCAGGCGGGCATTGCGCCATACGCGCGGCCCGATCCGGTTCGCCACGTGCAGTTCCACGGCCACCCGAAGCTCCCAGCGCGGCAGCTTGTCGATCAGATGATCCATGGCCCTGGCCTTGAAGGCGCGCAGCCTGGAGGCGACCTCGTCGTCATCGTCGTGCACATTGCCAGCCGCCGGCCGGGCGTCCCGGAACATGGGCGAGCAGCGGGCATTGCCAAGGTGCGGGCGCTGCGCCGCCGTCCAGTGGTACCAGGTGGTCAACAGGTCTTCCAGCGTCTCGCGGAACGGGTTCTGCATCATCACTCCCCTCCCCGCCGGCCGCCGGAGAGCGAGGGCGTCTTCGGCTGGGCCTGCAGCGCGCGGTCGCCGTTCAGGCGCAGGCCAACCGACGAGAGGCTGAGCGCCGGGCGCGCCATGGCGTTGGTGGTGCGCGGGCCGGCGACGAATACCGGGATGTCCAGCCCGCTGAGTGCCTTGGGCTTCTGCGGGCGGCTGCGGGTGCGTTGCGGCTTCTCCTTGGGCAGCGGCACGATGGCCTCGACCCGGCCGTAATGATCGAGCCCGGCCTTGATCGTGGCCTCCAGCCAACGGTTGAACGCCTGCCGCGGCGTTTGGCCGGTATTCATGACGTCGGCCGACTGGCAGCGCCATACACCGCCGATGAGCTTGATGTGCGGTTTGTTCATGCCAACCCCTTCCCGCCGCCTTCGGCATGGATATGAAAGCAGAGCCAGAAAATACTCAGGCTCCAGTTGCTGAAAATGTCCGGACGGCGGAATACAGCGCGCGGCCACCAGTAGAACCATGCACGGCGAAAGCGACCGCGCCTTGCGCTCATTCCCATGCAGATCCTCATGCTTTGCGCTCCTTAGAGGTATCGCTGCCGCCATCAGTACCCCGGCGAAGATGGAGCGCGATGCCAGTGAATGTGAACCCGATCGACCCACTCCAAAGAAGCAACTGGACCAACAGGGGCCAGCCAAGGGCCAGGGACAAATCGCCGAGCACGTAGAGAACGATGCCCACGAGAATCATGCGGGGAGCAATCATGCTGCCTTCTCCTTCTGCTGGCGGTACGCAGCGATCTTGGCTTTCCAGTGCGGGTCCCCAATCCACTTCAGCACCAGCTCGTTGAGCGCGATGTCACAGGGCGTGCAGATCGGCCGGAACAGGTTGCCGTCGGCGCACACGTTCCACTGGAACTGAGCCTGGGTGCCGCAGCGCACGCAGGCCAAGCGACGGATGCCCGCCGCGGAGTAGGGTTGCTTGCGGCCGGCCTTCATGCTTTGCGCTCCTGTGCCAGACGGTGCTGGGCTGTGATGGCGACGCCGAGCGCCGCCCATGCGTGCGTGCTGACGCCGTACAGCGGGCCAGGCTGGCC